GGCGCGCTCCCAAACACAACGGTCATTCCGTCCGTCCCCTCCACCACCTCCCTCCTCAAGGGCAACGGCTCGGGCGGCATCGTGGCAGCGACGCGCGGCAGCGACTATATCGCGAGCGGCAACATCGTCAAGCAGACGCTCGTGAACGTTGAGACTACGCCGACCGAGAATTACGCCATCAACTGGCTGTTCGGCTAAGGAGGTGCTGAGATGGCAAATGCACAACTCGGCAGTAAAGCTGTCGGCAGCATCGTTAAGCTGAAAGTCGGCGGTGTGGCAAAAGAGTTCATCGTCGTCCATCAGGGGAAACCGAGCGGCATGTACGACGCGAGCTGCGACGGCACCTGGCTGCTGATGAAGGACATCTACGAGAACCATGTTTGGCAGAGCGAAAACATCAACAAGTACGAGAGCAGCGACATCCACGCCTACCTGAACAACACGTTCCTGAACCTGTTCGACAGCAGCATCAAGGATGCCATCAAGCAGGTGAAGATCCCGTACCGTATGAACGGCGGCTCGGGCGGCACAGACCAGAGCGGCGCGAATGGGCTGCCCGCGAAGATATTCCTGCTGTCTGGCTATGAAGTAGGCTGGACGACCAGCGACTACGGCCACTTCCCGGTGGATGGCGCGAAGCTGGACTACTTTGAGGCCGGAACCGGTTCGGCTGCCGACAGCAAGCGTATTGCGAACCTGAACGGTTCGCCCGCCTACTGGTGGCTCCGCTCCCCGGACACCAGTAATCGCAACGACGCGTGGTATGTCTTCTCCAACGGCTCCACATGGCACGTATCCGTCCCGTACGGCATCCGCCCCGCTTTGGTTCTTCCTTCTAATGTCCTTGTAGACGACGGCGGCAACGTAGTCATCCCTGACCTCACCGCACACAAAACTCGCGTCAACGGCACGGTCTACACCGTCAAGAGCGGTAAGTGCATGGTGGGCGGCACGGTGTACAACATCCTCAAAGGAAGGACGCTGATTGACGGCACGGGGTATGATATCACGTTTAAGCCGAGCTACGACCCGGTGTTTGCCAACAACACATGGGAGCAGATCATCGCGGCGTGCCACAACAATGAAGTGCCGGACACGTGGAAGGTAGCAGACCATAAGCCCATGACCATCGGCGGTGTAGACTACCAGATCGACATCATCGGCAAGAAACACGACGACTATTCAGACGGTTCGGGCAAGTCTCCGCTGACGTTCCAGCTGCATGACTGCTATGAACTAAAGAAGGCAATGCACAATACTACTACCAACTCAAAAGGCTGGTCCAGGTGTGACATGCGGGAAACAAACCTACCTATCATTTTGAAACAAATGCCAACGGAGGTACAGAGCGGCATCCGAGAAGTGAACAAGCTAACCTCGGAAAGGCGTACCATAGTCACTACGGCAGATAAGCTATTCTTACTGAGTGAGATTGAGATTTTTGGTAGCGATGAGAATTCCGGCAAGGGCGAGGGCACGCAGTACAACTACTACAAAGCTGGCAACAGCAAGGTGAAGAACTACATCGATAGCGCGATCGAGTGGTGGGAGCGTTCTCCGTATAACGGTAATACAAGATTTTACTGTTGTGTTAATTATAAAGGCGCATCCATATCCAGGAGTGCAAACGTTGTTTCTGGCGTGCCCTTTGCTTTCTGCTTTTAATTTACAAGGAGGATTTACCCTATGGCAACTTACATCAAAGTCAACAACACCGAATATCCCGCAGAGATCGACGGCAACCCCAAAGACCACAGCTGGGACGGACGCGACACCAAAACCATCACGCTCACCATGACCCACGCAGAGGCGGCGGCGCTGCTGCCTGACAATACCCCGTGGAGCATCGTACAGCGCGAGATGGTGGACGTGTTGGACGAGCAAGGCCAGCCCACGGGCGAGACCAAAGAGGTCGTCAACGAGTACGACAATAGCGAGTATAGCATCGCTGGCGACCTCACTGACCACCGCGACGGCACCGTATCTATCAAGATGGGCAAGCCTACGGAGACGGAGAACGCCAAAGCGACCGTTACCGCCCTTGCGGGCGCGCCGGTCACATACGCCCGTGCGGTGGAGCTGCGGCCCATCATCGAGCAGGCGGCGGTCAGCCTGAGCGACGGCGAGGCGGCGACTGTGCCCGAGCTGTCCCCGCGCTGGGCGGATCACATCGGCGAGACCGTCAAGCCCGGCGACCGCCGCAGCGATATGGACGAAAGCGGCGTGCTGCACGTCTACAAAGTCCGCGAGGGGCAGGGCCACACGACACAAGCGGACTGGCCCCCGCACCTGACACCCGCGCTGTGGGTCGTGGTCGACGTTACCCACGCGGGTACGCAGGACGACCCCATCCCCGCCGCGCGCGGCATGGAGTACACCTATGGCCTGTACTACCTCGACAGCGAGGACGGCAAGACCTACAAGTGCGAGCGCGTCGGCGAGGCGGACGGCGGCAAGATCGTCTTGCAGTATTTGCCGCATGAGCTGGTGGGGAATTATTTCACGGCGGTCTAAGGCCGCAGAAAGGGAGCGGGATATGGATAATGCAAAGCACTACGATGATGCGGCGATCGCGCTGATCGAAAGCCGATGCAAGAGCAATACGCATCGAATCAACGAGTTGCAGGAGCATCAAACGGCACTTGACAGGCTGGCAACGTCTGTCGAAGTGCTGGCGACCAAGCAGGAAACCGTCGAGGGAGACGTCAAAGAGATCAAAGAGGACGTGAAAGCCATCACGGGCAAGGCAGGGAAACGCTGGGACAGTCTGGTAGACAAGGCTCTCGCGGCGCTGGCGGGCGCGTTTATCGCGTGGCTGCTGAGTGGGGCGGTCGGATGAAGCGCCTTATCAAAAAGGCATCGAAATTGCGAACGAGGAACATCATTTTGATTATCGTTGGCATTTTTATCGCCGCTTTTGTGATCTACACGGTCATCTTTTACAGCATTAAGGGGTGGCAGTGGGACAACATCTTCCCGTACCTGCTGGGTACGGGAGGAATCATCGAAGCCTTTACTGGGCTTCTGACACTGGTAGAAATTATCGTTGGACGGAAACGAAAGGAGAACAACAATGAAATTTGAAATGAGTAACAAGGTGTACGATGTGCTCAAGTGGCTCGTGCTCATCGTACTGCCCGCCTGCTCCGGCCTCTACGCCGCCCTCGCGGGTGTGTGGGGGTGGGGCTACACCGAGCAGGTGACGACCACCATCAGCGCCGTGGCGCTGTTTATCGGCGCGCTCATCGGCGTGTCGACGTCCAGCTACAACAAAAACAAGGACGAGGACGGCAAGGGTGACAGCGATGTATCACAGTAGGGACATTGCTGACCTGCGGGCGGACGTGCGCGCAAACTGTGTCATTTTTCTCGCCCTCTGCAAGGAGGCGGGGCTTCCGGTTCTCGTGACGGAGACAGTACGAGACGACGAGTACCAGCGCTATCTTGCCGAGAACGGCTACGCGGCAAAGTCCGCGACGCGCCCGACGTTCCACGGTGTCAAGGCTGGGCTGGCGTTCGACATCTGCAAAAACGTCAAGGGGCATGAGTACGACGATCCGTCGTTCTTCGCCCGCTGCGGGCAGATCGGCAAGCAGGTCGGCTTTTCGTGGGGCGGCGACTGGAAGAAATTCCCCGACCGCCCGCATTTCCAGTGGGACGACCACCTCAAGTACACAGGGAGCATGATTTTGGCGGGCAAGTACCCGCCGGAAATGGAGGAGTACATGGATCAGGCAACGTTTAACAAGATGATGGATGCCTATTTGGCACAGCTCGGCACCAAGCCCGTCTCTTCGTGGGCGGCGAAAGACTGGGCGGCGGCAAAAGCGGCGGGCATCACGGACGGCAGCGCGCCGCAGAGACTTATCACGCGGCAGGAAGTCGTGACAATGATCCAGAGAGCGACAAAATAACGGTGCCCGATTTGGGCACAGAAAGGAGCGGGCGGCGAAAGCCCACGCGCAAGCGCCTCTGCAAGCCCTACACGGGCATGGACAGTCAGCACAGGTCAATCCGCGCGCAATTATCCTCTATGGCCCCCAAGCGGGCCGTGGCGTATATCTTATCCTTCGAGCTGCCAGCTGACGAGGCGGCGTGTATCATTGAGTGCGACGTGCGGCAGAAAAGCTGCGTGCAGGTGGCAATGGAGCAAAGCCTATCTGTTGACGCAGTGAAGAAATACCGGCGGCGCGCATACCGCAAAATGGCATCAGAAGTATATGAAAAAAGAAATGGCCCCACCGAACGGTGAGGCCATTTCTCTTGTGTAAAAGCAGGCCGGGAATGACCTGTAAAATTAAAATATCACATTTCACGTAAAAAGGCAAGGGGAACCGTTCGACGGTTTTCGACGCACTTTTCATACACTTTATGGGCGCTTTTGAGCGCCTATTTTTTTGTACTATGGACACAACAAAGGAGGTGCGGCGATGTACGACCGACTTTTAGCTTTGGGATTTACCGAGCAGATGGCAATGGACATTTTGACGCTGTTCCCCGATCCTGACGAGCTGCGCACTTATGTCTATTTCGCGGAGCTTTTCCATGTATAGCTATTTCAACCCAAATCCCGCTGGGCGTAATGTGTCCGATTGCACCGTGCGCGCAATCTGCAAGGCGACGGGGAAGGACTGGGGAAAGGTGTATTTGTCCCTCTGCATACAGGGCTACCTTGACGGCGATTTACCCAACGCAAACGCTTGTTGGGGCGCTTATCTGCGGTCTTTGGGCTACCGTCGCTACATCATGCCGGATACCTGCCCCGACTGCTACACCGTCGGTAAGTTCGCCGATGATCACCCGCGCGGGACGTATATTCTCGCGCTCTCCGGTCATGTCGTGTGCGTGCAAGACGGCGTGATCTATGACAGTTGGAACAGCGAGAACGAAATCCCGCTTTATTACTGGGTCAAAGAAACGGAGGAATGAACATGGCATATCCCTATTTCAATCCCTATTATCCGCAGCCGATTCCGGACAACCTCATGCAGATGCGGCAGCAACAGATGATGCAGCCCATGCAGCAGCCTATGTCGCAGCCAGTGCAGCAGAACCCCATCGCGCAGGGCGGCGTGCAGTGGGTCAATGGCGAGCAGGAGGCAAGGGGCTATCTGATCGCGCCTAACTCTGCCGTGGCGCTGTGGGATTCCGGCGCGCCGACGGTATACCTCAAGCAGTCCGACGCAAGCGGCAAGCCGACGCTCAAGATTTATGACCTCGTAGAACGCGCAGAAACGCCCCGTACAGCGCCACAGGAAAAGGGCGAATTTGTCACCCGTAAGGAGTTTGACGCGCTGGCGGCGCTTGTGGGCGAATTGAAGGGCAAAAAGAAGCGCAAGGAGGAAGACGACGATGAATAATCCCTTTTTCGGTGCGCTCGGCGGCGGACAGATGCCGGGGCCGATGTGGGATCTGATGCAGCTCAAGCAAAAATTCCAGCAGTTTCAAAGTGGCTTTCAGGGGGACCCCAAAGAAGAAGTCAATAAACTTCTACAATCTGGCGCTATGAGCCAACAAGAGTTGAACCATCTCCAATCTATGGCAAAGCAGTTTGGACCCTTATTTCATTGATCTTATCGTGGCCACGATTTGATAAATAAAATTTTGAAAGGAGAGATAATATGTCTCTTTCTGACGGCGCTCCCATGATGACCATGCCGGTCGCGCCCGCGAACAACTACGGCGGAGGTATGGGCATGTGGGGCGAAAACTGGATCTGGATTATCGTTCTTTTCCTCTTCGGCTGGGGCCGCAACGGCTGGGGCAATAACGCTGGCAATTCCGGCGGCGTGGTCGACGGCTATGTGCTGACCTCTGATTTTGCCAATGTCGAGCGCAAGATCGACAGTGTAAACGACGGCCTTTGCAACGGGTTTTACCAGCAGGCGCAGCTTGCCAACGGCACCAATATGGCGATGGCAAACGGCTTTGCACAGGCCGAGCTGTCCCGTAGCAACCAGCAGGCGGCGCTGATGCAGCAGCTCAACGCCATGCAGATGCAGGCCGCGAATTGCTGCTGCGAGAACCGTGCCGCGATCGCGCAAGTGCGCTACGACATGGCTGCGCAGGCGTGCGACACGCGCAACACCGTGCAGAACGCGACGCGCGACATCATCGACAACGCCAACAGCAACAGCCGCGCGATCCTCGACTTCCTGACGCAGAGCAAGTTGCAGGATCTCCAGAGCGAGAACCAGGGCTTGAAGCTGGCCGCGTCTCAGGCGGCACAGAACAGCTATCTGGTCTCGCAGCTGCGCCCCTCTCCCATTCCGGCCTACACGGTGCAGAACCCCTATTGCTGCAACCAGTTTGCCGGTTGCGGCTGCTGACAACTGCATAGCATAGCTTTTTCGTGACCTCACGAAAATGGTCGGCCCCGTGCCGATACTAATCACAACGCGGCG